CTACCTCTGTGGGATCTCTTCCCGGGTTTCAGGCTGAGTCCAGAGGTCCGCGGCCAGCCACGAGCCAGCCGTGGCGGTGCCGAACGGCCCTCGGCAGATACGGGCCGGCGCCCACGGGTCCGGCTCCCACAAGGGGTGTACTTGCACCTCGACGCCCTCTGCGCCGCGGATGGGTTCGCCGTTCTCGTCCTTGAGTCGCACAAGGGCGACACGGCGTACGAGCTGCTTGAGCATGGCGTTCCGCTCGGTGGTGTTGAGGGTCCGCCACTCTTCGGCAACGCCGACGATCAGTCTTGTGAAGTCTGCCCGCTTGGGCGTCTGCTCGACGTCAACCAGCCCTTCAAGCTGCTGCTTGATCTTCCTTTGCCGTTCGAGGTACATATCGCGTGCTCGCTCGAACGCCCCCGCCGGGTACTTCTCGGGGTTCTCGTTGGCGTCCATGATCAAGCGGGTGAGTGCGGCCTCGATCGCGTCGTACTCCCCTTGCAGCTTGCCCCGCGCCTGCTTGGCGAGGGCCCGCTCGTCGACCTGCGGTTGCTCGGTGCCCTCGGTTGGCGGCGCGGCGTCGATGCCCGTTGCGGCCTCGCGCATGAGCCACTTCTCGACCGCTGGTTCTACGTCGCGGCGCGGCATCCACACCCCCTCGCATTTGTGGCCGCCCGAGGCCGCGCGCTGCGAACAGCGGTACGCCCACCCGTTAAGCATGATCACCTCGCCGGTGGCCTTCCTCCACCGGTTCGACGACATGCTCGTGCCCCCTCGGCACTGTCCACAGCGAACCGTTCCGGTCAGCATGTATAGGGCATTCCGTGCGCGGGGCGGCGTGTTCTTGATTTGCTCGCGCTTGGCGCGGTACTTCTGCCAGAGGTCGTAATCGATCAGTTCCTCGTGTGCGCCTTGGGCGAAGTAGTAGTTAGGGCACCCCCCGTTCGTCTTCCTTCCGTTGCACTTGCAGCCGTCGTCGTGGATGCGCAGTAGACCGGCCGCAAAGCCGCCGTCCATGTAGCGCGTGAGCGTCTGAGTTGTCCACTGGGTCTCGCGGGTGGTGAGGTGCCCAAGAGAGTTGAGCCACCCGCAAAGGACCGAAAATCCCTGAGCCTTGGTCGGGTGGATGTATCGCCGGTACAGCTCGGCGACAATGGGCCCGAGTTCGGGGTGAGGCTCGTACTTCTCCTCTTGCAGGGTTTCGGTTCGCGGGTTCCATCGGCGGTGCCAGATGTACCCGAACCGAGGGCGGCCGGTGGCTGGTAGGCCCTGGGCGCGGCGGTGCTGGTGCGTCTCTGCCCACGCCTCGCCGATGCGGTCGGATTCGAAAGCGGCAAACTCCAAGATCATGCCGCGCTGAAACCGACCGATAGCCGTGGTGGCGTCAACCGGTTCCGTGGCGCTGATCAGTTGTCCGCCGATGCTTTCGACGCGGGCGAGGTTGATGGCGTTTCCGGCACGGTCGCGGCCAAAGCGTGAGTATCGCCAAACGGCAATGCCCTTTTCTCGCCCCTTTTCCACGATCTCAATCGCCCGCATGATCTTGCGCTTGAAGTTGCGGCCGGTTGTGTCGAGGTCTTCGACCCATTCAGTGATCTCGGCCTCGTTGCGCTTGGCCCAATCCTGGATGGCCGCACGCTGAAGTTCAGGGCTGATTTTCTCCTCTTTCCAGGTGCTCACCCGGATATAGCCGACGTAGGGCGTCAGTTTTACCGCCCTGAATGTGGATGGTATCGGTGCGGTCGTCACAGTGCTTTCCGTTCGATGCGGTTTTCTGTGGACGGGCGCAGTGGGATCACGTTGCCCGCGACCTGCTCGACGTGTCGGTCGGCGCGGTTGCCTGGGCAGGGCGGCGCGGGGACATCGAGCAGGCCGCGCGCGACGTGGTCGAGCGCGCGGGCGTAGCCAGCGAGGTCGGCGTCGGCGAGGGCAGCGGCGGAGACTCGTAGCGAGGCGTGCACGGTTCGGATGACGAGCAGTGGGGCGGCCGTGAGGACGGCGAAAAGTCCTACCCGCCAGAGGTCGTCATTGTTGCCGAGTAGGCCCGTGATACCGGCGGTCAGCCCGGCGATGAGCAGGGTGAATGCGAAAGCGGGCATGTACCGGTGCGTCACTGCTATGCCTCCGTGCGTTAGTTCTCGGCGACGTGGTGTCCCTCGCCGTTCTCGGCTCGCTGCTTGCGCAGGGTCTCGGTCATGGAGACGAACAGCGCGACTTTCTGGGGGTCGGTGATTCCCAGTTCTTCGGCTGCCGCCTCGGGGGTGAGTGGGTTGGTTCGTGGTGTTTGATAGCGGATGGCGAGTAGTACGTCGGGGGTGAGGATGCCGGCGGCGACCAGAACCTCGGCGAGCGGGACGTCGAGGGTCTTGGCGAGCGTTTCGAGGACGCGCGTCTCTGGGGCGCCTTGGCCGCGGAGCATGCGGCTTACGGACGACTGTGCGATGCCCGAGTCGGCGGCGAACCGTGTCTGTCCGCCGCCCCTAGGTCGTAGGTCGTAGCCGCGCCGTTCCAGTTGGCCTCTCAGCCATGTGGCGAAGTCTTCGGGCGTGGCCCGGTTGTTCCGCGGGGAGTTCGTTCGATCCATGAATGGAACATACCGCGCGCGAGGCATGGCTACCACATGATCGCTCAAAGCGGTCCGTAATCCACGCTTCTGTCATGGTTCACCCCCCCCCCGACCTGCGGCAACACCCTCGAACAGGTGAACGATTGTTGTTTGGCATATGCCGTCTGTCAACACGGTTCGAGGTCGACCCAACACGGATGCGTGAGGCCGAACAGCCTTCCATCGTGGTAACGTTCCATCCGTGGATAGAATTAGCCATCCACGGAAGGACGGTGCCGTCATGTACGACCGTGTCGCTTTGGTCACTGCCGCCCAAGCAGCAGGCGACCGCACTCCGTCAGACACGGCAAGAAGGTTGAAGGTTGCACGCAACACCGCGTGGCGCTTGTGGCATGGGCGCACCGCGCCAAGTGCCGCACTTGCCGCCGCGGTTGAAGAGCACTACGGGGTGACTGCCGGGCAACTGGTCAAGCGAGCCGCTGCATGAACAGCGAAGTCATCCCCCGCGAGCAGGCGTTCGCCAACGCCCGCAGAGTCCTCGATGCCGCCCGCGACCGCCGTGACCGCGACCGCGCTACCGGCCGCCTTGACCCCGAGGTCGAACTGATCTTGCGCCGCCTCGAACGGCAGAAGCGAGCCGAGCAGGCACCAGCCGTCGAGCACCGCGCCGCCGCCTGAAGCACGCGAGGGCCGCCCGGATGCGACCCGGACGGCCCTCGCTCCGACCGAACCTGAGAGGTACCGATCGTGAACACCACCGAGCGTACCGCCGGCCCCCGCGCAGCCCAGGCCATCGAGGGCGCCCTCGCCGCCCGTAAGCACCTCGCCCGCACGGGCGTACTGGCCCGGCAGCTCGACCAGATCGCCCCCGGAACGGCCCGTGTGCGGATCGTCCCCGTGCACACCGACCGCGACGGCGAGCAGCGCCTCGCTACGTGGGTCGCCCTCGACGACGCCCTCGGCAGCCCCATCAAGGCCGACCGCGCCGCCCACCGCGCCGCACTCGGCCTGCTGCGTCGGGCGTTCCCCGCCGCCGACTGGACCCGGCCGCACGTCTACGACGCCGCGGTCGGCGACCTCGCCCTCGACGAGCCGACCCTGCCCGAGGAGCTGCACCAGTGATCCGGCCCCAGCTCACCGCGGACGGCCTCGCCGTCCGTCTGCCGATCGCCGCGCGCGCCGAGAGCCTGCTCGACGACCTCGCCCTCGCTTACTTCGAGGACCCGGACACTCTCGGCGCCCTGCTCGCCGAGCACGGCGAGAACGTCGCCGCCCTCGGCCGCGCGATCCACGGGCGCGACGTGCCCGAGTACGAGCGCGCCATGCGCGCCGCCGCCGCCGACGGGAGCCGCGAAGCCCTGGCCGCCGAGGCGCCGACCGCCGACGACCTCGACGACCTACTCGGCCCCGACGACGCGATCGCCCTCGCCGGCCGAATCACCAAACTCGCCGCCCGCATACGCCACCGCACCGCCCCGGAAGGACCCGCCCACCCGTGACCGTGACCGCTCTTCCCCTGCCGCACCACCCGGCCGCACCGACACCCGCGGCGCCGGTCGCAACGCCCATCTACCAGCCGGCCCCGGCCGGAACCCCCGACACGATTCCGCGGGTGTTCGCCGCAATCGCCGCCGTCATGTGCGACGTGATGCCCGTAGCGAAGGACAAGGAGAACCAGCAGCAGCGGTACAAGTTCCGCGGAGTCGACGACGCCATGTCCGCTATGGCGGGCCCGATGCGCGCGCACGGCCTGTTCATCCTGCCCAGCATCGCCGCTCACCGCGCCGAACGCCGCGGAGAGAAGATGACCCACGTCAACATCACCATGCGTTACCACGTCTACGGGCCCGCGGGTGACTGCCTCACCGCCGAAGTTCCGGGCGAAGCTAGCGATTTCGCCGACAAGGCCACGAACAAAGCCCAGTCCGCCGCGCTCAAGTACCTGCTGTTCACCCTGTTCATGATCCCCGTGGACGGCCGCAGCATCGACGACGGCGACCGCGATCACCCCGTCGAGCCGACGGCCGAGCAGCGCGCCGAACACCGGCAGCGCCAGCAGCAGCGTGCGCAGCAGCGCCAGCAGCCGCGCCGCAGCAACCGCGCCGAGCCCGGCCCGTGGGAGCAGCCGCAACAGAAGCAGGTCGAGGAACTGTCGCCGCAGGCCCGGCAGTTGATAGCCGACGCGTGGGCGGCTCCCTCGCCCGAGGCATTCGCCGCGGTACGCGCACGCGCCGAGCAGTCCGGCGCCCCGATCGACTTCCTGGCACGCCTCGACCGGATCGACACACAGAAGCGCCAGCCCCAGCAGGGCGCCGGGCAGGACGAGCGGCCCCCGGCGCCGCCCACCCCGGTCAAGGACCCGGAGACGGCCGCAGAGGAGGCCGAGAACGCACTCAGGCTGGCCGCGAGCCGGGCCCACCTCGCCACCCTAGACGCCGATTTCGAGCGGGTTTACGGCCTACCGATTGAACGGGCTACCGCCGCTCAACTCGACCAGTTCCGCGCCAAGATCGAAGCCGCCGGGGGTGTCCAGTGACCGACGTCGCAAAGAAGGTCGAGGCGCCCGACCCTGCGTACCTCGCCGCCGTACTGCGCCGCCGTCAAGCCATGCGGGCCCGCCTCGACCAGGCCGAAGCGCTGTATGAGGACGTCAACCGCGAAGCCGCCAAGCTGCTCGACCAGCAGTACAGGGCGACCCGCAGCACCAAGACCGACGTGACCCTCACCGACGACACCAAGTTCGCCACCGTGACCCGCGTCGGGGGCGAGGCCGAGGCCCAGGTGACCGACCGCGAAGTGTTCGCCGCGTGGGTACGCGACCACTACCCCGACCACTGGGACTACCGGATCATCCCGGCCCGGACCGAGGCCGTTGTCGATCAGACGTTCACAGCGAACGTTCTCGCCGCCGTGGACGCGGCCGGAGTGCCGCAATTCGCGGACCCCCAGTCAGGCGAGGTGCATGACGTGCCAGGGGTAATGATCAAGCCCACGCGCAGCCGGTACTACCGGTGGACGTTCACCCGCGAGTCGAAGCGCCAGCCGCTCGACGGCCGCACCCTGGTCGTCGACGCCATCAAGGCCGGCGCCCTCAACCTCGACGGGCCCCTCGCCCTCGGCACAGCAGCCACGGAGCCCGAGCAGTGACCCGGGCGACCGCCGCAGGCTTGGCCGCCCTGCGCCGACGCCTCGACGAGCCACCGCCCGAAAGTGTGCCCGGTCAACTCGCCGTGGACCTCGCCAGCACAGACGAGCGGCCGAAGGTGTGCGACTACGGCAACCCCAGGTGCGGAGCCGTGCCCGTCCGGTTCTACCCGAACGGCTGGAAGTGCGACGCCCACCAGCCGTCCCGCACCAGCCGCCGCCCGGCCCCCTGACCGGGCCCGGGGCGAGGAGACGACCGCGTCCTCGCCCCGGGCCCCAAGTACCGAACCAGGAGCGACCCCCGTGACCCTCGACGCCATGGATTGGGTGTGGAGCCACGCGAAATCCCGTGGAAACGCCCGCATAGTCTTGCTCGCCATCGCCGACGCCGTCACCGGCCCCGAGGCCACCGCCCGCATGGGTACGGCCGAGGTGATGCGCCGACTTGCCGCGTCGCGCTCGACTGCGCGGGCCGCCGTCGACGCCGCCCTCGCCAGTGGCGAACTGGTCGAGGAGGAGCCCGCCAAGGGCAGCCGCGCGACCCTCTACAAGCTCCCCGGGGCCGTTGGCTACCTCCGAGCCCACCGCGCTACCGGGCCGACATCCGGCCCCAGAGCCGAGACGTCCCCCGGGCCGGAATCCGGCCCCCTCCCCGCTACCGGGCCGAATCCCGGCCCCCTTACCGGGCCGAAGTCCGGTCCCCTCGCCGACACCCTCGACTCCCGATACGGGGCCGAGGTTGAGCCCCCTACCGGGCCGAATCTCGGCCCCCATCACTCACCCATAGAGGGAGTGATTGATGGAGTGAGGGAGCACGGGCGCGAGGTTGCAGTGATTCCGGAGTTCGCCCGTCCCATCGTCGACCGGATCAGCGCCGCCGGCATCTACCCCGCGTGGACGCTCGCCCCGGCCGAGTGGGTCATCGTGCACGCACTGATCAAGCGATCCGGTGACGACATGCTCGCCGCCGCCGCCGTGCAGGCCGCCCAGCGGGCCCGGAACGGCGTCGCCCACGCCCGCTACTTCCTCCGGGCGTGGCAGGCCCTACCGCCCGCGCCGGCGGCCGGCACCGTGCCGGCCGCCGCCCCGGCCCGGCCCGCCTCGAACGTGATTCCCCTCGACCGTGCCCAGCCCCGCGGACGCGTCGCCCAGTCCGCCGACTACCTCGCCGAAGCCCTCGCCGCCATGGAGGCCCAGCAGTGACCCCCCGCGAAGTCGCCGCCCTGATCGCCTACGTTGTACGCCTCGACCCCCGCCTCGCCCTCGACGACCAGGCCGCCGCCGCCGAACGCCTCGCCCAGTGGTGCGACCTGCTCGACGACGTGCCCGCCACCGCGCACGGGTGGGACGCCGCCCGCGTCGCCCGCGACTACATCGCCCGCAACCCGTACCACATCCAACCGTCGGACATCTCCCGACCGTGGCACACCCACAAGGCCGACGTGATGAGCCGGCACGTGGGCACGTTCGAGCCCACCGCGCACCCGGAGATCAACCCCGACGACGAGACCGGCGACGCCTATGTCGCCGCACTGCGCGCCGAGCGCCAGGCCGTCGCCGCGGGCCACATCGCGCCCGTTACGCACCGGGCCATCACCGCGGGTCCGCCCGCCGCCGAGGTCGAGCGCCGCCTCGCCGCCCTCGGCGAGTACATGCCCCGCAGCGTCAAGCAGGTGCTCGCCGAGTACCGACCGCGTCGGACCGAACGCGAGCGCGCCGCCGTCGAGGGCCGCCCCGACGCCCTCGACGTGCCGTGCGCATACGAGCACTGCCTCGCCCCCGTCGGCAAGCCGTGCCGCAACGCCCACCGCCAGGAGCGTGCCAAGCCCCACCCGACCCGCCTCGACCACGCCGCCGCCCACTACGCCCGCCGTCAGAAGCAGGAGACAGCAGCATGAGCCCGACCCCGAAACAGGCCCGCACTCACCGACGCAAGGCCGCGACCGGCGACCGAACAAAGAACGTCACGTCGTGGCGCGTCGAGGCCAGTTGGGACCACCGTCCCGACGCACCGGTCGTCATCCGGACTTCCGACAAGAGGCAGGCCCGACGCAAGGTGACCGAACTCGCCGACAAGGGCGCTTACGTGATCTTTCAGGAACACGAGGGGTGGGACCGGTGGCGCACCGTGCGCGAGGTCGACGGGGCCGCACTGCTCGCCGAGCGCGCCGCCGAGCAGCAGCTCGCCACCGCCGGACACCCGCTGCCCCCTCCCACGTACCGGCCGGAAGCCGACGACCGACACCGCACATGGCTCGCGTGGATGAGCACCCGCGCCGAGGCCGACCACCGCGCCGCAGAGCAGGCCGCCCGCGAGCAGGCCGAGGCCGGCGCCCGCCGTCGGCGCCTTGCCGCCGAGGCCGCCCGCGACGCCCGTGCCCTCATGTCACCGCCCACGATCGTCCGGCCCGAGAATCGGCAGCGCGCCCGGCACATCAGCGGGGCGCAGCGATGACCCCGGCCGCCCTCGCCGTGGTACGGGCCGCTGTTGAGGACGCCCAGCGCGACCACGTCAACCATCCGGCCGCCGTTGTCGACCGGATCGCCAAGGAGCTACGCCACTACGGGTGGACACTCGCTCCGCTCGAACAGCCCGAGCCGCACGCAGCCTGACGCCGCAGCACACGGGGGCGACACCGATCGAACAAGGGTCGCCCCCGCGCGGTATCTTCCATCTATGGATGGTTCAAGCCATCCCAGGAAGCACATCCAGTCGCCGACCACATCCCGCGGAGGTACGTCCATGAGCAGGCCCACAGCCGCCGAGCGCTTCGCCGCCAAGACGACCCCCGGGGCCATCCCCAGTAGCCCCAACGCCCCTGCCACCCCATGCCTGTTGTGGCCCGAGGGAAGCCTCGACCGCGACGGCTACGGCCGCTTCTGGACCGACGGCCGAGTCGTCCCCGCCCACCGCTGGTCGTACGAGCGAACCCGCGGCCCCATACCCACCGGCCTCGAACTCGACCACCTGTGCACCGTCCGCCGATGCGTCGCCGACGACCACCTCGAACCCGTCGACCACCGAACCAACGTGCTCCGCTCGACCAGCCCCTCGGCCGTCAACGCCCGCCGCACCACGTGCACAAACGGCCACGACCTCACCGACCCCACGAACGTCCACGTCAGCTACCCCCCATCACACCCGCACGGAATGCGTAAGTGCCGCGCGTGCGCCCGCACCCGCGAGCGCACCCGCCGTGCCCGCGAGCACCAGCTCGCCACCGTCACCACCCTTCCCACCCACATCACGCCCGAGAGGACCGCCGCGTAATGGCCGGAGAGACCCCGATCACCCTGATTGGCAACGTCGTTGCCAACCCCGAGCTGCGATTCACCCCGTCAGGTGCCGCCGTCGCCAACTTCCGCGTAGCCAGCACCCCGCGCACGTTCGACCGCACCACGAACGAATGGAAGGACGGAGACCCCCTGTTTCTGTCCGTCAGCGTGTGGCGCCAGCAGGCCGAGAACGTCGCCGAATCCATCCGCCGCGGCGACCGCGTGATCGTTGTCGGCCGCCTCGGACAGCGCCAGTACGAGAAGGACGGCGAGCGGAAGTCTTCTTACGAAATCCAGGCCGACGACGTTGCGCCGTCCCTCCTCCGTGCAACCGCCCAGATCGCCAAGAACGGCCAGCAGAAAGCCCAGCAGCAGCCCGCCCAGGGATACGCCCAGCAGCCCTACGGCGCCCCCCAGGGCGACCCGTGGACATCGCAGCCACCCCACCAGGGATACACCGCCGAGCCCCCGTTCTAAGCCCTCGCCGCGACCGGACGCGCGCCCGCTCACGCGCGGGCGCGCACGCGACCATCCCTCGCTACCGACACAGGAGCGCCCCACCATGGCCCGTGCCCGCACCCGCACCGCCGTCGCCTCACTCGACACGCACTGCCTGATCGTCGCTGTCCCGAAGCAGGGTCCCGCGGAGGTGTCAAGCAACCTCCCCCGCCCAGTCGCCGCGTCCGCCCTGCGCCAGCTCGCCAACGCCCTCGACACCGACCGCCGGCCCCCGGCCCCGCTCGACCCGTCCAACGTCCGCGCCGCCCTCGACTTCACCAGCCACGAGCCCGATCAGGTACTCGCCGCACTCCGCGACGTCCTGCTCGACACCAAGCCGCCCCGCAACCCCGAGCAGGCCCTCGCCGCCGCCCGCATCATCCTCGCCGCGCACGCCCACCAGCTCGCCGCCCTGGTCGAGGCCGACCTCGCCGAAGCCCGAAGCCGATGGGGACTCACCCGCTCAAGCCGCGGCCTACTCACCGGCTACGACAACGCCCGCCGCGCCCTGCACACCTATGCCGATCGCCTCGCCGCCGAGCAGGCCCTCGCTGAATCCGCAGCCAACGAGCGGGCCGAACCGTGACCCGCCCACGCCCCACACAGACACCCCAACAACGACGCCCAGGAGCAGCACCATGAGCCCCCGCCCCCAGCAACGCGCCCCCAAGGGCCACACCCGCGACCGCACCGACCGGCGCGCCGTCGTCGACGTCCTGCTCGCCAGGGCGCAGCGGGGCGCGCTCACCACCGCCGAGGGCGCCCTACTCACCGAGCACGTACGCGAAGAACAGCGCCTCGCCGACGCAACGCGTCGCGCCATGGCCGGCACCACGCGCGCCCTCGCCCGACACCGCGAGGCCGCCGACGCAGCGATCATCGAAGCCGAGCAGCGGGCCGAGGCCGCCGAGCAGCACCTCGCACCCGTCGAGGCGGCCCTCGCCGAGACCCGTCGCCGCCACCACGCAGCGTGCCAACGCGTCGACCAGTTGCTCGCCATCCTCGCCCGCGTCCGCGACGCCCATTCCCTCGGCGACGCCCTCGCCGCGGTCGCCGAGCATGACGGACTGCCTCCGGCCGCCGCCCGCGTGCACGCCCGCATCCTCGACCGCGCCAACTCGGCCGAGGCCCGCCTCGCCGAGCAGAAGCGCGACCACGACATCGCCCTCGCCACCGCCATGGAGCGAGCCCGCCACCTCGGCGTCACCATGCAACGCACCGCCGACCACCACCGCGACCGCGTCAAGGCCGCCGAGCAGCGCCTCGCCGCCGTCCGGGACGCGCTACCCGACGAGCCCCGGCCCCGCCTCGGCCTCCCGAACGACCTCGCGTACGCGCACGGCCGGCACGACCTCGCCGACGCCGTACGCGACGCCCTCGACCGGGCGCAGCTATGACCACCCCGCCGAACGTTGACCCCAAGCAGGTGCGCGCCGCCGCCGAGCAGGTGCACGCCGCGCTCCGGGCGTGGGCCGAGGCCGTCGCCCCCGCCGTTCGCGCCCTCGCCGAGCAGTTCGCCCGCCTCGCCGAGCAGCTACGCGAGGCTCGCGTCGTCAACGACCAGGGCCGCCCCGCCCGCCCCGCATGGCAGAGCCCCTACGGGCCGCCGCCTCGCCGCCGCCAGCACTGAGCACCAGGAGCAGCACGACATGACGATCACCCCCGGCCAGCAGGCCGCCGACGACCTCGCCGCCGTCCGCGAGCAGTGGGGCGACCTGCTCGCCGCTATCGCAGAGCCCCCGAGCCGCGCCGACTGGATGCCGTACGAGCGCCGCGGATTCCTCGACCAGCTCGCCGCCGACGACCGAGAAGGCGACGAGCAGGCCCTCGCTGAGGCCGCCGTCGGCCGTCTGCCGCTCATACTCCGCGAGCACCCCGCGCCCGCGAACCTGCGGGCCCTCGACGCCGCCCTCGACATCGAGCGCGAGGTGTTCGATATGTGCGACACCGTTGCCGAACGCGTCCAGCGCCCCAGCCGCGACGCGCACGGCCGATGGACACTCGGCAACGACCCGAGCGACCCGCGTCTGTGGCACGTCCCCACGTACCGCGACGCGGGCCCGACGACGCTCACCTCGACCGGGTCGCGCGTGTTCGGCCTGCACTGGGCCGCCGTATGGCTGGAGGGCCGCGCCCTCGACGACGACCCGGCCGACCGCGCCCTGTTCGCCCCCACCCCGGCACCTCTGGTCGACCAGATTGCCAACGTTGCCCGCACCGCGCGCCGCCAGGTCGAGTGCGCCCTCGGCCGCGAGGCGAGGACGATCACGCTCGTTGATGCGTGCCCGTTCTGCAAGGCCGGCCGGATCGTCGTGCACAACGGCGGGGGCGACCTGCGGCGGGCCGTGGCGACCTGCTCAACCGGCCCCGGATGCCCGGCCCCCGTCGACACGGAGCGAGGCCGTCGCGCGTGGCGTGGCCCCGCCCTGGTTGGCCTGCTCGCCGCGTTGGACCCCGGGCGTACAGTCCCGGCCGCGTAGCCAGAGTTCCGACGGCCGTCCCGGCACGGCGCAGGGGCCGGCCGCCGAGGTCGGATGCAATTATTACTGCAACCACTGTTGCAATCGCTCCAGTAATGGCTATAGTTGGAACTCCTGACGGGCCCTCACCCCGACAGGCCGCCGGCCCTCACCCGGCGCACACCACAACAAAGGGAGCGACCCCCATGACCAAGACCAACCAGCCCCGTTTCGTCGTCCGCGCTCAGCGCGTCAGGGGCGCGTACGTCATCAACACCCACACCGGCGAGACCTACACCGGTCTCACCTTCGTGGGCGCGCGGCAGCTCGCCGACTACCTCAACCGCACCCGCGGCTAACCACCCCGGGGGCCCGCCCGCCGCGGGCGGGCCCCGCCGGCCCTCACCCGGCACCCAACAACGACACAGGAGCGACACTGTGGCAACCGTCATCCCCGGCGCCCTCGCCGACCACCTGACCACCGAACCCCCGCTCGACCTCGACACCCGCGCCGCCCTCGCCGCCGCCCGCCGTGGCCGCGGCCGGACCCTGGTCATCGAGCCGAAGAACGTCACCCCCTTGCACGTCATCAGCCGCCGCGCCGAGTCCCTGCTCGGCAACACCTACGCCACCGACGCGCAGAAGCGCGCCGCCCGCAGATGGCTTGCCGCCGCCGGCCGCGCCCCGCAGATCGTCACCACCCGCCACACCTCCACCCGAGAGGCATACGACGTAGCCATGAGCAGCGACACGGTTCGGAACGGCGACGTTCTGGTCGTCGAGCCCGAGGCCGCCGTCGCGTTCCTGTGGAAGTCGCACCCCGTCGCCGTCACCACCGCACATGGCGAGTTCCACCGCGCCGAGGGCGACCCCCGCACGGTCGACGCCAGCACTGGCCCGGCCGTCCGCGCCGCCGTCGACGCCGCATACGCCATTGACGCCCCCCTCGCCGCCGCCCAGCAGGCCCCGGCCCCGGCCCGCGACGAGCCGTCCGACTGGTGGACCATCACGGACCCCGCCACCGACGAAGAGGTCGCCCGCGTCTACGGCGAGACGTACCAGGAGATGACCCCGCGCGCCGAGGCCCTGCCCGAGGTGCGCGCCGTCATCCGCAAGCACAAGGGCTTTAGCCGCCGCCGCCTGTACATGTCCGAACTGACACCCGCGCAGCGCGCCGAGCAGGTCAAAGCCGCCGCCGTGCAGGCCGCGCCCGCGCCAACGAACGCGTGCGAGCAGGGCGCCGCCGACCTACTCACCGACCGCGTTGACGACGCTGTCAAGGACGCTGAACCCGTCGAGGCCGCCGTCGAGAACGCTGAAGCCCTGTACGCCGTCGCCCTGGTCACCGAGGTTGAGGCCACCGAGGGCACATGGCGGGGCGCGTGGATCGGTGAGCAGCCGACCGCCGACGCCCTGTTCCCACTCGACGGCATGTCCGAACAAGGCGCCCTGTTCACCCCCAATGCCGCCGCGCCAGTACCGGCCGTCCGCGAGCCGATCGTCGTCCGTGCGAGCTTCCACCCTGCCGACCTCGCCCGGATCAAGGCGAAGGCCGAGGCCGACCGCGCCGCGTACCGCGCTGAGACCGACGATCAGATTGCCGCGGAGTGCGCCGCCCATGGCGTGGCCCCGCCGCAGGGCGTGGCGAACCGGATCGCCGCCCGCACTGCCGGGCAGGCCCCCACCCGCCGCGTGATCGAGGGCGTCATCGTCCAGCACGCCGGCACCGCCAAGGGCAGCACCCCGAGCAACGCCTCACACCCCGACGTCGTCGCCGCCCGCGCCGCCCTCGATGGCCTCGCCGTCGCCACCATGACCGACCACCACGACGTGACCGCGCCGACCGAAGACGAGCAGCACATACGCGGGTACCTGATCGACCCGCGCACGCACGGCCGCATTGCCGTCTACTGGCTCGAAGGTGGCCGCACCGTCCGCCGCGACCAGATGCCGCACGGGCCCGCCCTCGACTGCCTCGCCGACCGGTTGCAGCGCCGCGGGTGGACCGTCGAGAAGATGCTCAGGTCGCCCGCGTGCGTGTTCGCGCATCGCCCATCGACCGAGTGACCACCGCCCCGCCGGCCCGCCCTCGCCCCGGGGGCGGGCCCCGCCCTCAACCGGCAGGAGAGCCCAGAATGAGCAACGAGCAGAGGTCCCACGAGGACGACCAGGGCGTTGAGTCCGCCGTCGTCGAACGTCGGAGTCCGTTCGAGCGGATCGCCGAGGACCTGAACCGGCGGGACGCACCGCCGGCTAACGGTCCGGCCTCCGCCCTGGTGACCGAGATGTGCATGCTGCTCGGACGGTACGAGCGCGAGACCGCCGCCCGTGCGGTTCAAGGTGACGCCAAGCCCTACGACGTCGACCCGTACTCAGACATTCTTGATCTTGCCGTGCAGTTCGAGCACGCCCGCGAGAACGAAGATCCCACCGTGCTCGAACGTTTTCTCGACGACCTCGCCGGCGACCTCGACCTCGCCGACGTTCGCTCACTGCGCATGGCAGCCGTTGCCGCCGCCGAGGCAATGGGCCGCATTGCCCTCGCCGCCCGAGAGAAGGGGATGAGCCCCGACCGGATCGCCGCTGAGTCCGGTTACACCGCAAGCCGGATCGCTCAGTTCATCCGCGAGGAGAAGCAGCGCCGCGGCGACAGCGCCAAGTGAGCCCACACACAGCGGGCCCGCCCGGTTCCTCACAAACCGTATGGGCGGGCCCTGACCACCGAACAGGAGCGACCCCAACCGATGGCTACCGAGAAGCGTACCCACCAGAAGCCCACCCCGCCCCAGCCGGGCACCCGGCCCTCTGTCCGCATCGACGACCAGCTCGCCGCCGACCTCGCCGTCATCATGCGCACCGACGTCAACCTGTCCGACGCCGTGCGACGCGCCGTCCGACAGCTCGCCGACATGTACCGAACCGCGTGGGCCGAGGGCGTCGTCCCCGTTGGCACGGCGCCTACTCTGCTCGCCTACCAGCTCGAACAGGACCCGGCCATGTTGTCGCCCCGCCCGACGCCCGGGCCGACCCCGACCAGCGCGTATGACGCCCGTCGGACACCCGCGACGCCGCCCGTCGGACGCCCGACCGCGTCCGTCGCGCCCCCGTCGGCACCGGCCCCCGGCCGCAGTCCCCAGGTGCGACGCTCCGGGCCCTTCCCGGGCGTCCCCGTCCACCGGCCGTAGCACGCGACACCCCCGCCGTCGGACACCAACCGACCGGTCGCGCCCCTGGCTGCGCGCGGGAGGTACACCCCGCCAGCGATCACACTTGCGCCGTTATCGATCTGTGACCTAAAGTGGGGGCCGTCTCCGGTGTGCCCGGAAACGGACACCGCAAGCAGACCGAACGCCCCGCCCGCCTCCCCTCGGCCGGCGGGGCGTTGCGCATGCCCGCGAGGAGGTGACCGCCGATGGCACGCCCCATCACAGACTCCGACCGCTGCCAGGTGCGCGAGTTGCACGCCGCGGGCAAGTCCCGCAACGAGATCGCCCGCACGCTGAAACGTTCCCCCTCGACCGTGTCGAAGATCGCCGGATCGTTTGACCCGCCCCTGTCCTTCGACCGCGCCGAGCAGGTCGAGGCCGCCACGCGCACCCGAAGCGCCGACCTCGCCGCCCGCCGCGCCGCCCTCGCCCTCGACCTACAGGCCGACGCTGAGCGGCTGAGGGCGCAGCTTTGGGCCCCCACCGTGCACGGCGAGTTCGCCGGCCGCGAGGGTGAATGGCACGAGACCCACCTACCCCAACCGCGGTTCGGCGACCAACGGGCGATCATCGCGTCCGTACAGACCGCCGTCGGCACCTCGCTACGCCTCGCCCCAGCAGAAGGCGGAGAGGACGCCGCACAGGTGCGCAGCATGCTCGGCGCACTTGGCGAGGCACTGGTCGAGGCCGCTCACGACGACCGGGCCCACGACGACGGGGGCGACGCCGGGGGGTGAGCCGCGTTGCTCGACCTCGACCGTCTGCCCCTGTCCCGTAAACAACTCCTGTCGATCGGGCAGGCAACCGCCCGTATCAACCTGTGGCACGGCAGCGTCCGCAGCGGGAAGACGATTGCAAGCTTGCTCGCGTTCGTGATCGCCGTCGCCACGGCCGGGCCGTCCGGCCTGATCATCGTGGTTGGGCGCAGCTTGCAAACGATTGAGAGAAACGTTCTTGAACCCCTTCAAGATCGCTCCCTGTTCGGCCCCCTCGCGCGGCACATCGTGCACACCCGCGGGGCGACCACGGCAACGATCCTGGGGCGTACGGTCCACCTGATCGGCGCCGCGGACGCCCGCGCCGAGGGCCGGCTACGTGGCCTTACCGCGCAGCTCGCCTACGTCGACGAGGCAACCCTGTTGCCCGAAGCGTTTTGGACCCAGCTACTCGCCAGGCTGAGCGTCCCGGGCGCCCGCCTGTACGCCACGACGAACCCCGACTCGCCGCGCCACTGGTTGAAGGTCGGATACCTCGACCGTATCGGCGAGTTGGACATGAGGGCGTGGCACTTCCGCCTAGCCGATAACCCCAGCCTGTCGGCCGAGTACATCGCATCGCTCGCCGCGGAGTACACCGGCCTGTGGCGCCGGCGCATGATCGACGGCGCATGGGTCGTCGCCGAGGGCGCCATCTACAGCGAGTGGGACGAGGACCGGCACGCCGTCGACGAGTTGCCCGCCATGCGGCGCCACTGGTTGGGCATCGACTACGGCACCACCAACCCGTTCAGCGCCGTTCTGCTCGGCCTCGGCGACGACGACCGGCTGTACGCCGTCGCTGAGTGGCGATTCGACTCGCGCGCCGCCCACCGCGCCATGACCGACGCCCAGTACAGCGCCGCCGTCCGGGCGTGGCTCGCCGAGCAGGACGTCGAGCCCGAGTGGACGTTCGTCGACCCCTCGGCCAAGTCGTTCAGCACCCAGCTTTGGCAGGACGGGCACCCGGGCGTCGCCCGCGCCGACAACACGGTCGCCGACGGCATCCGATCCGTGGCCGCCCTGCTCGCCGCCGGCCGCCTGTACGTGCACCGGTCATGCGACGGCCTGCTCGGCGAACTACCCGGCTACTCATGGGACCCCAAGGCCACCGAACGGGGCGAGGACGCCCCATTGAAGATCAACGACCACAGCGTCGACGCGTTGCGCTACGCCATCCACTCAACCGCGCACGAGTGGCGCCACCTGCTCACCGCGCGCCCGCCCGACCCCTCGACCAGGAGGTGAGCCCGAATGGCACTGCCCGAGAACGGCGCAGCGTGGCCGCCCCCGGAGTGGGCCGCGTACTACGACCGGATCGCCGTTGACGACGCGTGGTACTCCGGTGACCGGGCCCGCCTCGCCCGCATCTACGGCCGCGACCAGAAGGCACCGCGGCGACGGCTGTGGAACCGCCGCAGCACCGCACATCGCCCCGGCCGCGACACCCGCCTACACGTCCCCCTCGCCGGCGATATCGCGCAGACGTCCGCCGACATGCTGTTCGCGGACATGCCGCGCGTGATCGTCGGGGATGCCCGGACACAGGCCCGCCTCGACACCCTGCTCGCCGACGGACACGTTCAGCAGATGCTCTTGTCTGCCGCCGAACAGTGCGCCGCCCTGTCCGGGATCTACCTCCGGACGACGTGGGACCGCGAGCTAGTAGGCCGGCCGCTACTCACTGCCGTGCAGCCGGACAATGCCGTACCCGAGTTCCGATGGGGGATGCTCTCCGCCGTCAACTTCTGGCGAGAGTTGCCCGGCAGCACCACACAGCAGGTGTGGAGGCACGTCGAGCGGCACGAGCCCGGCCGCATCGTGCACGCCCTCTACCAGGGCAGCGGCGACAACATCGGTCGGCGCGTCCCCCTCGCCGAGCACCCCGACACGGCTCCCCTGGTCGGCAGCATTGAGAGCGACGGCGAGTCGACGACGACCGGAATCCGACAGCTCACGGCCTGCTACGTGCCGAACATGACCCCGAACCGGCTGCACCGCGGGTCACCTATCGGGCGCAGCGACTACGCCGCCCCTATCTATGACCAGCTCGACAGCCTCGACGAGGTGTGGACGTCATGGATGCGCGACATTCGGCTCGCCCGTGCGCGGCTGATCGTCCCCGATGGCTACCTACGGAGCAACGGCCCCGGCCGCGGGGCAACGTTCGACGAGGACGCCGAGGTATACGCCCAGCTCAACATGCCGCCGACCGAGAACGGCGGCATCACGTTGAGTCAGTTCGAGATCCGGGTCGAGGAGCACCAGCGCACCGCGGAGGCGCTGACCAGGCAGGCCGCCCAGTCCGCCGGCTACGCCGCCCGGAGTTTCGGCCTCGACCAGAACGGGGGTGCCGCCCGGACGGCGACCGAGGTCGACAGCGACGACGACAAGAGCATGATTACGCGCAGGAAGAAGGTCGGCCACTGGAGGCAGGGACTCTCTGACGTCCTGCTCGCCATGCTCGGCCTCGACGCCGTGCACTTTCGTACGGGACTCACCCCGGAGCGCCCGCGGGTCGAGTTTTCCGACGGAGTCGCAGAATCTCCAATGGACGTCGCCCAGACCCTCGACCTGCTGAACCGGGCACAAGCCGTGTCCACCGCCACCCGAGTCAAGATCCTTCACCCAGAGTGGGACGACGCGGAAGTCGCCGCCGAGGCCGCCGCAATCCTGCGGGAAACCGGCATGGGCGAGGCACCTGACCCGGGCGGTACGTACCCGCTCGCTGCGTGAGGACTCGGGGGTGATCCGGCATGCCGATTCACCCGGGCATGGTCGAGCCGTTGGCCGAGCAGACGCGGGACCTGTACGCAGGCGCCGAGGAACGCCTACTCGGCATCATCGCGCGCCAGCTCGCCGCCGGCCTCGACGCGCCCGGGTGGGTCGAGGCAAAGCTCGCCGCCGTGCAGCAGCTCAAGCGAGCCGCACAGAGCGTCGTCGACGAGTTGGGCCGCGCAACACAGCTCGAAGTGTGGGACGCGGTCGCCGAGGCGTACAACGTCGGGCACCGCGCCGCGGTTGCCGAGTTGGGTGCCCTGTCCGACGCAGCGCGCGCCCTGGTCGACGAACGCACCCCGAACGCCCAAGCCGTCGACCGCCTCGCACAGGAAGCGGTCGACGTCGTCACCGCGACCCATCGGTCGATCCTGCGGGCCGTCGTGGACACGTTCCGAGCCGTCGTTGCGTCCGTCGCCGCTACACCCCTGCTCGGTATCGGCACCCGCCGGCAGGCCACGCAGGACGCCATGCGGGCGTTCGCCGACCGCGGCATTCGGGCGTTCGTCGACCGCGCCGGCCGCCGTTGGCAGCTCAGCTCTTACGCCGAGATGGCCGTGAGGACGGCGACCGCCCGAGCCGCGACCGAGGCACACATGCGCACCCTCGCCGACGCCGGGGTTGAACTGGTTGTCGTCAGCGACGCCCCCCGCGAGTGCCCCCTGTGCCGTCCGTGGGAAGGCCGCGTATTGGCGATCAGTGGGCCCGCGGGGGCGCGTACGGTCGAGGTCGAGCACGCCACCGAGGATGGCCGTATGGTGCCCGTTCGCGTCGCGGGTAGCCTCGAAGAAGCCCGCGCCCGGGGGTTGCAGCACCCGAATTGCCGGCACTCCGTGAGCCTCTACTCGCCCGGCCTTACTCAGATCGAGCAGGCGACCAGCGACCCGGACGGGTACGCCGCTGGGCAGCGTCAGCGCGAGATCGAGCGGACCATACGAAAGTGGAAGCGCCGCGAGGCCGCGGCCGTCACCCCCGAGGCGAAGCGGGCCGCCCGCGCCAAGGTGCGCCAGTGGCAGGGCGCCATGCGCCAGCACCTCGCCGACCACCCCGACCTACGGCGCAACCGCACCCGCGAGCAGCCCGGGGCCGGGAACCTTCCCGAGCGCCGGGCCGAAGCCACACCCGAGCAGGTCGAGGCCGCCCGTGTGTGGTCCGGCGACGACGCCAGCGTACGAGCGATGAGCGACGACGACCTCGCCGCCGCCATGCGCTCCAACCTGCTCGACGACCGCGCCCGCCGCCGAATCGAGGCCGAGGCCGACCGCCGCGACCTCGCCGCCCTGCTCGACCGCGCCGCACCAGGCGGCATCCTCGCCGACGATCTGACGCCCTTCAGCGACGACGAACTTGGTCGCGTGCTCGGCCTGGTCGACGACGCCGCCGCCCTGCGGATCGCCGCCGAGATGGACCGCCGCGACGCCGCGGCCCGACTCCCGGGCGTCCGCCCGGATCTGGTCGGCCTGTCCGACGACGACCTCGCCGCCCGCGTACGGCACGCCATCGAGCACGACCTCGACGACGTCGACCAGCTCGCCGCCGAGGCGCACCGCCGCGACATGCTCGCCGCGCTCTTCCCCTCCGGCCGTTTGCTCGACGACCTGTCCGGCATCGGCGACGACGCCCTCGCATGGGCCATGCAGTACGCCACCGAGGCCGAACTACTGCGGATCGCCGCCGAGATGGACCGCCGCGACGCCGTCGCCCTACCGGCCCCGGCCGCCACGGGAAACGCCGTCGACGACCTGCTCGCCGACCGCGACGCCCTTGCCGAGGCCATGGGCGGCACCACGCCCGACCCTGCCGCGTGGGGAGCCCTCGCCGACGACCAGGCCCTCGACGACACCGACTCCGGATTCTGGGACGACCTGAAGCAGGCCGCCGCCAGGCTGTACGGGGACGACGACGACCACGACGAGCGGCACAGGATCACCCGCGCCGAGGCCCGCGCCCTCTACGACGAGTACGTGTATCGCCAGTACCTCGCCGCGGAGGACGCATGCCGCGGCTACCTGCTCAACAAGAAGGCGGAGGCCGCGGGCATCCGTCCCGAGACCCTGTTCAGCGGGCCCGCACGCATCGCGTACGCGCGCGCGTCGGACGAACTGAAAGAGTGGTGGAAGGAACACGGTCGGCTCACTCAGGCCGAGTTCATCGAGCAGGTGACCGGCAAGGCGCAGCGATGGGCCGCCGGCGCCCGCAAGAACGAGTCGGACCAGCAGAACAAGAGGTGATCCCCATGGGCACGCGCGAGGAGATCGTGAGGGCAGTCACGGCCGGCCGCGAGGCAGGCGACCGAGGCGACCCGCCGACCGCGTGTCCCTACCCGCTCACCTCGACGCTCAGTACCGCGTGGATACGCGGATACGCCGAGCGTCGCCCCACCGCCGACCAGGACGTCGACGACTGACAGCCGAACACCGCAGCACCACCTCAAAGGGGGCCCGCCCGAGCGGGCCCCCTTTCGCATGTCCACATCCGGCCGGGCGCCACCAGAAGCCCGCCGCCCCGAAGCGTCCCAGGAGGACACCGTGTCGACCCCGACGCCCGCACCCGCCTCGACTCCGGCCTCGACCGGCACCTCGCAGACCCCGGCCGCGCCCGCGCCGAGCACCAGCTCGACGCCGCAGCAGCCGCAGACCACCACGCCGCCACCCGCGCCGGCCCCGGCCGCCCCCTCCGCGCCGACCCCGCCGGAACAGCCGACCGAGGGCGACGTGTCCGCGCTTCCCGAGTGGGCCCAGAGGCTCATCGCGGACGCCCAGCAGCAGGCCCCCCAGCAGCCGCAGCAGACCCCGGCCGCGCCCGAGCAGGCCGCCGAGGGTGACCTGTCCAAGCTCCCCAAGTGGGCGCAGCGGCAGCTCACCCAGGCGCAGCAGCAGGCCAAAACCGCCGCGGTTCAGGCCGCCGTCCTGCGGGCCGCACCGGGCGCCGGCGCCAACGTGGCCGCCCTGCTCGATTCGCAGTCCGCCATGACCGCGCTCGACGCGGTCGACCCGACCGACCAGGCCGCCGTCACGGAAGCGATCAAGGCCGCCGTACAGGCACAGCCCCACCTTGCCGCCGCCGTCGGCCCCGCCCGCGGGGGCGCCGACTTCGGCAGCGCCACCCCGCCCGAGCGCAAGCCCGGATCGCTGCACGACGCCATCGCCGCCCGTCTGGGCGCCTGAACCAGGAGTAAGCACCCATGCCTGTCACCCTCGCCGAGGCGAAGAACAACGCACAGGACGACGTCGACGTCGCCGTGATCGATGAGTTCCGCAAGGAATCCGCGATCCTCGACTCGCTCACCTTCGCCGATGTCGTCAACCCCGCCGACGGCGGCGACACCCTCACCTACGGGTACCGCCGTCTGATCACCCAGCCGACCGCCGGTTTCCGGGCGATCAATTCGGAGTACACCGCGAGCGAAGTGCAGACCCAGCGGTACACGGTCGACCTCGCCGTCATGGGCGGTAGCTTCCGCGTCGATCGCGTCGTCGCCCGAATCGGTCCGGCCGCGTCCGGCGCCGTCACGCTGAACATGCAGCAGAAGATCAAGGCGACCCGGACTCAGTTCCAGGACACCGTCATCAACGGCGACACCGCCGTCGACGCCGACGGTTTCGACGGCCTCGACAAGGCCCTCGCCGGTTCCACGACCGAGTTCCGCGCGAGCCAGGTCACCGACTGGACCGACTTCGACACCGACCCCCGCGCCGAACACAAGGCCCTCGACGCCATCGACGAGTGGCTTTCCCTGCTCGACGGATCGCCGACGATCATCCTCGGCAACCAGCGCGCACTTGCCCGCGTTCGGGCCGCCGCGCGCCGCGCCGGCATGTACACCCGGAACCCGGTCGACGGCCTGCTCGGACCGAATGGCCGCCCGATCGTCCGCGAGCAGTACGGCGACGTGGTGTTCGCGGACCCGGGCGACAAGGCCGGATCGAACGACCCCATCATTCCGATCGAGACCCGCGACGTCGGGGCGCAGACCGGTGTGACCGGCCTTACCGACCTGTACGCGTACCGCGTCGGCCTCGATGGCTTCCACGGCGTCGCCTGCATAGGCGGCACCGTCGTCCGTCAGTGGCTCCCCCAGTTCGACACCCCGGGCGCCGTCAAGTTCGGCGAGGTCGAACTCGGCCCCGTCGCGGTCGCGCTCAAGGCCACGAAGGCGGCGACCGTCTTCCGCAACCTGAAGGTGAGCTGACCATGTCAGTCATTCACACCCCTGTGAAGGGATTCACCGGGCGCGGCGTAGCCGGCCTGCCTTTCGTCGACGGCCGGGCCGAGACCGACGACCCGGCCGTGATCGCCTACGCGCAGCGGCACGGCTACGACGTCGAGGACACCGCGCCGAAGCGGAAGGCCCCGGCCAAGACCGAGACACCGAAGGAGTAACCGTGCTCCGTGTCTACGCGACCCCTGAGCAGTTGGCCGCGTGGACCGGGCAGCCGGCCCCGGCCGACGCCGAGCGCCTGCTCGCCCGCGCGTCCGGAGACGTCGACGCCGCCCTGTTGTGCGCGTTCTACGAGACGACCGCCGCCGGCATGCCGACCGACCCGACCGTCGTGCAGGCCCTCGCCGACGCGACGTGCGCCCAGGTCGAGTACCAGCTCGCCACGGGCGACGACGGCACCGGGGCGTCCGTCCGATGGGGCAGCGTCTCAATCGGCCCCGTGTCGCTCGGCGACCGCCGCGACGACCCGCGGGCCCCGGGCGATGTCGACCTCGCACCGCGCGCACACCGCGCCCTGATGCTGTCCGGCCTGCTCCCGGGGGTGATCTGGTGAGAGTCCCCGGGTGGCTACTGCGCCACCGCGTCACCGTCGAGCCGTACGACGGCGACAGCGCGTACGGTCCGACCTACCGCCCGCCCGTCGAGGTCCGGGCCCTGGTCGCCGAGACGACCAAGGTCACCCGCAACCGCGAGGGCGTCGAGGTCACCAGCACGGCGCAGATCATCGCCGAGCCCGGCCTCGACTGCCCGGCCGAATCCCGTATCACCCTCCCGTCCGGCCGCATCACGAAGGCGATCAGCACCGCCCAGCACACCGCGCCCGGACTGCCGACCCCGGACTGTACGGAGGTGATGTGCGCGTGACGCAGCGAACCCGACTCCGCTGGAACGGGGCCGCCGCGCTCCGCGGCACCCGGGCCGGCGGCGCCCGCGGCCTACGCCTCGCAGCCGAGCACGTGCTCACCGAGTCCCGGCGGATCGTCCCCATTGAAGAGGCGGCCCTCGAACGGTCCGGAGTCGCCACGGTTGACGAGTCGTCCCTGACGGCCGCCGTCAGCTACGACACCCCGTATGCCGTCCGGCAACACGAGGAACTGACCTACCGCCACGACGCCGGGCGCACGGCAAAGTACCTCGAAAGGCCCCTCGCCGAGGAAGCCGCCACGGTCGCCGAGATCATCGCCGCACAGGTGCGGAGGTCGCTCCGTGGCTGATGTCACCGACGGCGCCGCCCGCCTGCTCGACGGCCTCGGCCTGCTCGACTACGACCCGACCGGTAAGACCGGCGACACGTTCGTTGAGCGCATGCCCGCCGACCCGGCCGCCGCCGTGTGCCTGTCCCTGTACGACGCCGGCGCCCCCGACGCGCGCAACGCCTACGACGTCGTGCGGCTACAGGTGCGCGTACGCGGGGGCCCGGACCCGCGCACCTCGCGCGACCGCGCGTGGGCGATCTACCGCGCCTTACACGGCCTCGCCGGGGTCGACCTCCCCGACGGAACGTGGCTCATCCTCGCCGCCGCCCGTGGCACCCCCGGCCCGATGGGCGCAGACGCCCAGGGCCGCCATGAACACGTCGTGAACTTCGACCTCGACGTGTCGTCCCCCAGCACCCACCGCACCGCATAGGAGGCCCCACCGTGGGACGCCCCATCGACGCCCGCGGGTGGTACTTCGAGGTCGAGGACACGACCCCGACAACGCCCGTATGGCACCGCCTGCCCAACATCAACAGTTGGACCTACAACCCTTCGGAGAACGAGGAGACGGCCGACACCACGACCAACGACAGCGAGGGCTATCACGAACAGGACGTGATGCAGCGGGGCGCGACGTTGGAGGTGTCCGGCCTGTACGCCGTGACAGGCACCCTCCGCGACCCCGGACAGGACTACGTCGACAACGTTTGGGCGTACCGGTTCGGCAGTGAGTCGCGCGGCCGAATGCGCTACCGACACCGGACACAGACCGAGTGGACCGTGTGGGAATGCACGATGAGCCCGGGTGAGAACGGTGGCGAGCACAACGCCAAAGTGAGCTGGGGCGCGACGTTCACCCGTTGCGGCGCCCCGACGACTGAGGCCGTCGTGCCGGACGGGGGTGCGTGATCGTGACCGAGAACCACGACCAGGCCCTCGACCTCGACGTCGAGCAGGGCGACGACGTCGCCGACTTCGACGCGTTCTTTGCTGAGCAGGCGCAGCCGCGCCCCCGTGGTGTCCCGCTGCGCCTGTTCGGCCGGACCTACATCCTCCCCCCGTCCCTGCCCGCGCTGTACGTGCTCCAGCTACACCGCGTCATGCACAGCACCAACCCAGAGGACGTAAGCCGCCTGCTCGCCGCCCTGTTCGGTCCCGACGCCGTCAACCACTGGGCAGACAACGGCATGGACGACCGACAGCTCGGCATCGTCCTGATGTGGGCGACGGCGAACGTCGCCTCGCCCGGGTCCCTGAGCATGGAGCAGGCCGCCGCCGAGTACGACAAGCGCGAGGCCGCCAAGGGAAAAGCGCGAGCGGCAACGACCAGGCCGAGGCCGAAGAGCCGGCCGAAGGGCAAGGGGAAGCGGCCGAACTCTGGTCGGCGGTAGTCCGCCACTGGGGCGCCGTCGAGGCCGACCTACGCCGCGAGTACAAACTCACCGCCGCAGAGGTCGCACGGCTCACCGTGCGCGAGTTCCTGGTGTGCCTGGGCGGCCTGCCCGCCGAATCCCGGTTCGCCCGGGCGTGGCAGTCGACGCCGCGCGTCGTGACGGACCCCGACGAGATCGCACGACTCACCAGCAGGTGAGCAGCACCACGACAACTACATAGCGCGCCTGCGGGGCGCCGATGGGGGGTGACCCATGTCCCTCACCGTCGGCGAGTTGGTCGGCTTCATCGACCTCGACGCGTCCGGGGCCGAGCAGGGCGTCGACCGCGCCGAGGCCGCCCTCGCTGGCCTTCAGCGCGACGCAGAGGGGCGTCTGCGGGATCTTCGGGGACGCTACGTCGCCGAAGGCGCAGCGATGGGCGCGGCCCTCGGCGACGGCATCGGGAACGGCGCGGAGGGCGCCGAGCGCAACCTCGCGGGTGTCGGCTCCGCACTCGGGGCCGCCCGGACGTCGACGCTCGCCCTGTCCGGGGCCGCGGTGGTCGCTGGCGGTGCACTCGCCGCCGTGCCGCTGGCGGTGATCGGCCTCGGCGCGAGAGTCCTCGCCGAGAACGAGCAGGTTAAGAGCGCGTTCTCTGGTCTGGCCGACCACGTCAAGTCGACGACGGCGGACCTCGCCGAGCCGCTGGTCGAGCCTTTCGTCGACGCCGCGGGTCAGCTCCGGGACATCTTCGACGACCTCGCGCCCGACCTCGGTGCCCTGTTCAAGGGCGTCGCCCCGCTGGTCGAGCCGCTGGTCGACGGCATCGGCGCATTGGCCAAGGGCGCCATGCCCGGACTGGTCGCCGCGGTCGAGGCCGCAGGCCCCGTCGTCGATGCCCTGTCGGCCGGCCTCGGCGCGGTCGGCGAGGGCATCGGCGGATTCTTCGAAGGCGTTGCTGAAGGTTCCGACGGCGCGGCCGAAGGACTGGGCGGTCTGCTCGGCGCGGTCGGCGAGATCCTGCCCGCGCTGGGCGGCCTGATCGGCACCCTCGCTGAGGCTGGCGGCCCGGTCCTTACCTCGGTCGCCCGCGCCCTGGTCCCGGTCGTCTCCGGTCTCGCCGACGCGCTCGGCCCCGCTCTTGCCGCACTCGGCCCGCCGCTTCAGACATTCATCGGCGCGCTTGGTAATGCCCTGGTGCCGATCATCGGCGAGTTGGGCCCGGTCCTGGCCGCCCTCGCGCAGACCTTCGGCCTGGTGCTTCAGGGCGTCTCGCCGCTCCTGCCCGTGTTGGGGCAGCTGGTCGCCGCGGTCCTGCCGATCTTCGCGGACCTCCTGACCGCGGTGCAGCCGCTCCTCACCACCCTTGGCGAGGCATTCGGACAGATCATGACCGCCCTGGCGCCGCTGGTACCGGTCATCGGCGACTTGCTGCTTGCCGCACTCGACGCGCTCATACCGATCATCGAGCCCTTGATCGGCCTGGTGGGCAAGCTCGCCGAGATCCTGGCCGACGGCCTCGCGCAGGTGATCACCTCCGTGGTCCTGCCGATCCTCCAAGCCATCGTCGCCCTCCTTCAAGGCGACTTCGACAAGGCATGGCAGCTTGCCCGCACGGCCGTCGAGAACGCCGCCGAACTAGTCGGCAAGGCAGTCGACAAGCTCGCCGAGTGGGTCGGCGACGGCATCGACGCGGCTATCGACTGGATTACCGGCCTGCCGCGGCGGGCGTACGACGCGCTGTCTCCGCTTGCGCGGCAGCTCGCCGACCGCGCGCGCACCGCCCTGTCCGACTTCAAGGACTCCGCCGTGCGTAAGGCCGGCGACTTCCTTACGTGGCTGAAGGGGCTTCCCGGACGGGCAGTTTCAGCGCTCGGCGACCTGGGGTCCCTCCTGGTCGACAAGGGCAAGGACATCGTGCGCGGCTTGGCCGACGGCGTGACCCGCATGGGCGGGTGGCTGAAGGACAAGCTGATGAGCTTCGCCCGGAACATGATCCCGGGGCCGATCGCCAAGGCCCTCGGTATCGCATCGCCGTCCAAGGTCATGGCGCGCGATATCGGCCGGTGGATTCCCGCGGGCGTGGTCAAGGGCATCGAGGGTGGCCGGGGCGCCGTCGACCGCGCCATGCGGACCCTTGTCGCCCCACCCACCGCGCCCCAGCTCACCGCCGCGTACGCGGGCGCGGGCGCCTACGGCTCCCCCTTCGCGCCAGCCTCGGGGAGCGGCGCCTTGGTGCAGATCGAGCATTGGCACGCCGCCGACCACGGCAGCCCCGACGACAACGCGCGTGCCCTTCAGTGGCTCGCCAAGGCGAGGGGGTGACGATGGCTTCCCCTGGTGACCTGCTCACCGCCCCCGGGCAGCTTCAGTACGGGCGCCTGCTCATGGGGCGCCACACGCCCTACCGATGGCGCGCCCTGACCGGCTGGGGCGCACTGCCCGCGCTCGACTCCGGGACCGTGCCGCGGCCAGCCGCCCACGGTGCCATCCCGGGCCAGTTCTTCGCGCAGGTCCGAACGGTCGGGGTCGAGGGACTGGTCGTGCGCGCACCTCGGTCGCGGATCGGCGAGGTAGTCGAGACGCTGGAAGCCGCGACCGTGCCCGTCGACGACGAGCAGCCCCTCGCCGTGTGGCTGGACGAGCGCGGCCCCCGGTTGGTGTGGGCCCGCTGCACCCGCCGGGCCCTTCCCGTCGAGGCCGGTTACGGCTTGGGGACCATCCTGGGCGGGGCGATCGAGTGGGAGGCGAGCGACCCGCGCCGGTACGGCCTGGTCGAGCACACCGCCACGGCGACTCTCCCCGCCCCCGAGCCGGGCCTCGCCTTCCCGCTCGCCTTCCCGCTCTCCTTCGGCGCCCCAGGCAGCACCGGGGCCATGACCGTCCACAACGGCGGGAACAGCGCCACACACCCGGTGATCGAGATACGGGGCCCCGTCGACCTGCCGAGCATCACCAACACCACCACGGGCGACATCCTCGAATACGACCTGCCCCTCGCGGCCGGCGATGTGCTCGCCATCGACACCCGCGCGGGCGCCGTCACCCTCAACGGGCATGCCTCACGGCTGTACACCGCGACCGCGCGCAGCGCCCCAGAGAACACGTTCACCCTGCCGCCCGGTGCCTCGACGCTGCTCTACCGCGCCGCCCCCGGAAGCGCCGATCCGGCAGCGTCCGCCACCGTGCGCTACCGCGCCGCCTACTGGTAAGGAGACCCACCGTGACCGTCCGCGCAGGATGGCTGACGCCGACCGGGCAGACCCGCGAGGACACCCGCGCCGTACCCGTCGGCACCATGACCCCCGCCGGCGAACTGACCACCCGAAGCGGCGTGATCCCCGGTGGTGACCCCCTCGCCGCCACCGGCACCGCCGCCATGCAACTTCAGATTGGTATTGGTCGGGCAGTCGTTCAGGGAACCGCCGCGCAAGGCGCCTATCCCGTCGCCGTGACCGCCCCGGAGACGCTGACGTTCGCCGACGGCAGCGCCCAGTTCGGCCGCATCGACAGCGTCGTCGCCCGGGTGTACGACGGACTGTTCGACACCTTCGGCCAGACCCTCGCCACGATCGAAATCGTGCAGGGCGAAGCGAGCGCCACACCGACCCCGCCGGCCCTCCCACCGGCCACGCTGCGACTGTGGGACGTCACCGTGCCCGCGGGGACGTCTGCCGGTACCGGCGGTATCAACTGGACCACGGCGCTTACAGACCGCCGGGTGTACACCGTGGCCGTGGGCGGTATCGCCCCGGGCGCTCTCGACGGCACCCACGCCGGGCAGTGGCGCGACACCGGCATTCTTGAACGGTTCACCGGGACCGCGTGGGAGCCAACGATCCGGCTCGGCAACGCTGGACAGGTGCAGCTCGGCGACGCACGCCTCTACCGCTCCGCCGCCTCCACGCTGAAGACCGACAGCTCGCTTGTGGTCAAGACCCACAAGACGTACGCGGGTGAGACCGGTAAGGCCACCGTCACCTTTTCGAGCACCACCTCTCACCTTCGGACCATCACGTTCACGACGCCGTTCGCAGCCCCGCCCACCGTGTTCGTCAACATCAACTCCGCGGCAGGGCAAACGAGCCAGTGGCACGTACGCGCCTACAACATCAGCGCGACCGCGTTCACGCTCTGGTGCTTCCGTGACGTCGCCGGGGCGTGGTCAGGCGTCGAAGTCGGATGGGCCGCATTCGCCACCCCGTGACCCGCAGCGCCAGGGGGTGAGTCGTGACTGCCTACCGGATCGTCTTCACCGATCTACGCTCCGATCAGGTGCTCGACACCCTGCCCGTCACCGACCTCAGCCTCGACGACTACATAGGCAAGGTGGGCCGCCTCGCTGGAACCGTGTCCGTCCCGAACCGCGAGATCGCCGAACGCGCGCGCCGCGTCCTGGTCCCCGGGCGTACCGGCCTGTGGGTCGAGCGGGGCCGCGACGTCTGGTGGGGCGGCATCCTGTGGACGCTCAACGTGGCCAGCGACGCCCGCGGATTCCTCGGCGCGCAGATCCAGGCCGGCGGGTGGGAGTCCTATCTATACCGGCGCATCCTGTACGACACGCAGGAAGCCCAGCAGGTCGACCAGTTCGACATCGTGCGGGGACTTGTGGACTACGCCCAGTCAGCCCCGGGCGGCGACATCGGCATCACCTACGACGCCACCCCGTCCGGCATCCTGCGCGACCGCACGTTCTCTCGCTACGACCATCACACGATCGGCGATCTCCTCGACGCCCTCGCCGCGGTCGAGGACGGTTTCGAGTGGCGCATCGCGTCCTACCGCGACACCACCGGCCGCCGCATCAAACAGCTTCAGCTAGGCCATCCGGTCATCCGGGCCGGCGCCGCCGACGTGGTGCTCGACCACCCGGGGCCGATCATGTCCTACACGTGGCCGACGGACGCCACCGTGAAGGCCAACGCGTGGCAGTCACGAGGCGCCAGCATCAACCGCAACCAGGCCGCCGACAGCTTCCCCCTGACCAGTCCCGTTCTCGTCGACGAGGCGGATCTCGACGCCGGGTGGCCACGGCTCGACGGCTCCAGCGACTACACCACCGTTGAGAAACAGGCGACGCTCGACGCGTACGCCCGCGCAGACCAGGCCGCAGCAAGCGCCCCCGTCACGATCCCGGAAATCACTGTGCGCCCCGGCGGAGCGATCAGCCCCGCCCTGCTCGGCGCCACGGTGCGCGTCCGCATTCGGGACCTATGGCACCCCACCACCCTCGACGCCCGATACCGAGTCGTCGGCATGTCCCTGACCCCACCCGACCGAACCCGCCCCGAACAGGCCCGCTTGTACTTGGAGGCCCCCTAGTGCCGCACGTCCCGCAAGACCTCCTTGACCGCATCAACGCCCTCGAACGGGAGGTCAAGCAGCTGCGAGGCCGCGCGCAGATACGGCCCGCCCTCAATCAGGTGCTCAGCGGCGACGTCGTGATCGGCGAGGGTGGGCAACTATTCGCCAAGACGCCCGGCGGCGTGAAGACGTTCATTGTCGGCCAGACCCCCGAAGGCGACTGGGGCGTCGGGTTGGGCCGCGAGCAAGGAACCGCGGCTCTGACCGTCGGCGACGACGTGCTCAGCACCGCGCAGATGATCCGCATGTGGTCACGCAGCGGCGAAGTCATCGCCATGGATGACGCGTACGCTGACGACTTCCTCGGCCGCCCTTCCATCCCGATCCCGATGCAGCCGACGAGCGCCATGCAGACCAGCAGCACCACGCTTTCAACCGCATGGGTCGGCGCCTCGCGGCTGATGAATCCGGTCCTGTGGTGCGCCATCGAGACCTACACCCCAGCCGGGGTCACCGCCAATGTGCAGGTCGAGGACGACGACGGCGTGATCGAGCAGTGGACCGCCGCCGCCTCGAACGGCTGGACCTACCGCGAGATCACCAAGCCCGTTCGCAGCAGCTTTTTCCAGCACCGCAACTACCGGGTGAAGCACAACGTGATCAGCGGCTCCGGAACCATCCGAACGAACTTCCTCGGCATGTACACGCGCAACACGTTCACCGCCGAGGAGGCGCCGCAGTGACCGCGCCCACCGAACCGGACCCCGGGTCAAGCGGCGCCATGCCCGCCCCCGGCGACGACCCCCTGACCATGCTCCCGCCCACGATGGAGGCATCCGCCGATGGCTCTTCCCGAGTCGATACCCACGGTCCAAGTCACGGGCCGGTACCTCCTACCTGACGGCACACCCCTCACCGGGCAGGTTGTGTTCCGGGCCCCCGCCCTGGTCAGTTTCCCCGATTCTGACGTCATCCTCGGCGGCCCGGTCATCGCGCCGCTCGACGCCCAAGGCGCCTTCGCCGTCGGCTTGCCCGCCACCGACGCCCCCGGCATGAACCCTGCCGGCTGGTCATACAGCGTCGCCGAACAGCTTGCAGGAGTGGCCACCGGCCGCACCTATCAGATCCTCTTGCCTATGGAGACGCCCGCGGTCGATATCGCGGACATCGCGCCGACCGACCCCACGACCCCCGCCTACGTCGCCGTACGCGGCGACAGCGCGTACGAGGTCGCGGTGAAGGCCGGTTATCAGGGCACCGCCGAGCAGTGGCTCGCGTCCCTGGTCGGCCCCCAGGGCGCCACGGGCGACACCGGCCCGGCCGGTCCCGCAGGACCACAGGGCGCCCCGGGGCCACAGGGCCCCCAGGGCGAGCAGGGACCTACCGGCCCCGAAGGGCCCGCCGGACCCCAGGGACCCGCCGGACCCCAGGGCGAACCGGGGCCGGCCGGAGCCCCCGGCATCGTTCAGTCCGTCAACGGCCAGTCCGCGGCCGACATCGTCCTCGACGCCGCCGCCGTCGGGGCGTACCCGAGCACGGGCGGCGTACTCAACGGCGGCATGGCCACGACGGCGACCAGCTCTTTCCCCAACGTTCGGCTAGGTGGGTCGTCCACCAGCCTCGCCGGCGGCGGCGGGGGCGTACTGGCCTTCCCCGACACCCTCACCATCCCCACCAGTACGCCAAGCGGCTGCGTCCTCTACAGCGAGGGCGGAAGGCTCAAGATCCGCCAGAAGGACGAGTCCGTGATCGCCGTCGAGGCGGCCCCCGGAACGTGGCTTCCGCAGGACTACGGGCTGAGTGCATGGGCCTACGACCTTCACGCGCACTCGCGCACCCCCGGTGACATGCCCGCGCAGGCTGGCCGCCTCTACCTTGTCGGAGTGCCCCTGCGCACCGCGCGCACGGTGTCGCAGATCGCCGTGCACGTCATGGGCTACGACAAGCCGAACACGACCACCACCGCCGCGGAGTTCGGCATCTACAGCGCGGAACTCGCCCTCCTCGCCACATCCGGCCCCGCCCTGTCCCAGCTTCCGGAAGTGCACAACGTCGGCGGGCAGATCGCGCCCATCACCATGTCCGCACCCGTCAGCCTCGCCCCGGGCCACTACTACGTAGCAATCCTGATCAAGGGCAGCACGACAGCGACGCCCTTCCTCGCGGCGACGAACTGGGGCGGCTCGACCTCGACAACGTCGGGCGCGGTCGGCGCGTCGTCGAGCGGCGTACACCGGTGGCGGCAAACCACCTCCACCAGCCTCACGAGCCTGCCCGCCACCCTCACAGCCGGCGCCTTCGCTGAGTCGACGACCTGCTATTGGGCCGCCATCGTCTGACCCCCGCCCGCCCCATCTTCCACACGCCCGAGCGCACTGCGCCGGGCGCTTTTTCATGTCTGGAGACACCCCTATGCCCGTCGAGATCATCAGCCGTGCCACGTGGGGCGCCAAGCCGTGGAACGGCGACCCCGCCCACGTCCCACTCAGCGACCGCCGCGAATTCTTCGTCCACTACGACGGCGCGCACCACATCGGCCGCACCGGCTACGCCATCCCCCGCGCCATCGACGCGCAGCACCACGCTCAGGGGTGGGCCGGCATCGGCTATCACTTCGTCGTCGACCAGGCCGGCACCGTCTACGAGGGCCGCGGGTGGGAGCGCAAGGGCGCGCACTGCCCCGGGCACAACGTGTCCGGGATTGGCGTACAGATCGCCGTCGGCGGCGACCAGGAGCCGAGCGAGGCCGCCCTCGCCGCGTGCCGTGCCCTGTACGACGAAGCGTGCCGCAAGACCGGCCGCACCCTCGCCCAGCGTGGCCACCGCGACGGCATCGCTACCCAGTGCCCCGGCGACAAGCTGTACGCATGGGTGCGGGCTGGCATGCCGGTCAAGGCCACGGAGCAGCCCGCGGACGGAACCGCGCCGCAGGGCGGCACGTCCGGCACCGTGCCGAGCATCGCCCGCTACCGCACCACCATCAATGGAGTGCAGTACGGCTACGGCGCGCACGGCCCCCATGTGACCCGCGTCGGCGAGGCCCTGGTCGCCGCTGGATTCGGCGCCCCCTACAGGGTCGGCCCCGGGCCTACGTGGACCGATGCCGACACCGCGGCGTACGCGGCCTATCAGCGCTCCCTCGGCTACACCGGAGCCGACGCCGACGGCGTGCCCGGAGAAACGTCGCTGCGGCGCCTGCTCGGCGCCCTCCCGGGCAAGGCACCGGCCAAGGCCGAGCCCGCGTTCCCCGGCCGCGACAAGTTCCGGCCGGGCGCTAACAACCGGTACGTGACCATGCTCGGCGAGCGCCTGGTCGCCAAGGGCTACGGCCGCCACTACCACCGCGGCCCCGGCCCCCGCTGGGGCGAAGCCGACCGTCGCAACGTCCAGGACTTCCAGCGCTCCCAAGGGTGGCGAGGCTCCGACGCCGACGGCTACCCCGGCCCGCAGACGTGGCGCCGCCTGTTCACCTGACCCCCGCGCCCGCTCAGCACCGCGCCGGGCGCGGCGCACCCAACTTCCGAGAGGAACCCCCCATGACCCCGAAGACCAAGCGCGCCATCCGTACCGCGCTTCAGACGGCCGCCGCGGTCGTCACCGTCGTACCCGCCCTGGCCGCGGTCGTCGCCGACTCCGACGCCCTGGCCGTCGCCGCCCCGTGGCTGGTCGGCGCCGCCGCCTCGGCCGCCGCCGTCGCCGGCATCGCCGCCCGCGCCATGGCCTCGCCCGTCGTCGAGGCCCTGCTCGACCGGGTCGGCCTCGGCCTGGTCGACGACGACGCCGGCGGTGACCAGTGAGCCAGCCGCCCCCGCCCGACCAGTCCGTCGCCGTCGAATTGGAGAAGCTGCGCGGCACCATGACTGCCGGTTTCGCCAGAGTCGACGGCAGTCTCGCTCTACTTGTCCAGCGCGGCGACCAGACCGACCGCGCCCTCGCCGACCACGAGCAGCGGCTCGACACCCTCGAACGCGGCCGATGGCCGCTCCCATCCGTCGCCGCCCTGGTCGCCGTGTCCGGCCTCGCCCTGTCCCTCTGGCAGCTCGCCACCCGCGCATAAGCAACGCCCCCCGTAAGGCCGTTCGGTGGCCGTACGGGGGGCGCTCTTGTGCGTTGCACCGGACGGTACCGGCGACACCCGAGAGAGGGCGTTACACGTCGGCGCGCTTGGCCAGCTCCACCAGCCCAGCGAAGCCCGAACGCGTCAGCCTCAGCCGAGGGCCGCCCGGATTCTTGCTGTCCCGCACCAGGAACTCACCCGTGGCCCGCGCGTGGCCGGGCGCCCACTCGATGCACTCTCCGCCGTTGCTCTGGCTGTAGCTGGAACTGGTCCAGTCGGGGTCAGGGGCTCTGTGGTTGAGCGTCATGGGAAGTCCTTCGCAATGGTGTCGATCATGTCTGCCGTCTCATCCGGCGGCGCGGCCATGGCGGTCAGAAGATCATAGGCATCCTGCGCCGCCGCAACGTCTCCTTCGTCAGCCAGGATGTACCCCCGCGGGAAGCCGTCCACATGCACTACGTCGGCCCCCTCCCTGAACGCCAACAGCCCGAAGGGGCTGACCACGAGGTTGTTCGCCTTGCGCTGGGGGACGATCTGCACCCGATGCCGCGGAGTCTCGGCCAGGTCACGTAGTTGGTTCAGCTGAGCACGCATGATCGAAGCGTCACCAACGGGGTTGCGAAGGGCGCTTTCGTTCAGCACCAACCACAAGCGCGCCGGATTCTCCTCGCGGGTGAGGATGCGCTGCCGCCCCATGCGGGCCGTCACCAGATCTTCAAGGTTCGTCGGCCGGCCGGTACGCAAGACCGCCTCTGCGTACGGCCGCGTCTGCACGAGCCCCGGGAGCAACGTGGGGTGGAACATCTTCACCACGGTCGCCTTCGCTTCAAGTTCCACGTAGTGCCGGAACCACGGCGGGAAGGCATACCGCAGGGCCAACGGCCAGAGCCGAACGAAACGGCCGCCAGTGTTCGGAAACACTCGGTCGCATGCCTCCGCGAAGTCCAACCCCGGAACACGCTCCCCGGCCTCGATCTTCGCCACAAGGGAGTACCCGCAGTGCGCCTCGGCTCCCAGCTCCTTGCGGGACATGCCTAGCCGCTCCCGCTCAATGCGCACCTCATGGCCAAAGTGCGCCAGGGGTGAAGCGGACGGGTCAGCAACGCGATCGTTCTCGTTTTCGACGCTCACCAGATCGAACCCCCTTTGATCGTTGGACAGTTGGCGATGTCCAAAGCTCCGGTCTAGTGAGCGTAGCCGCGTCTGCCCATGCTGTGAGTACGCAATTACGGACAGCAGTAAAGGGCCGACCATGAGACCCGCACCGACCACGCACGCGCCGACGGATGGCGTCCCGTCCTCGTGCTGTTCTGTGCCGCCCCTACCCACGCGGCCGGACTGGCTCGACATCCCCGCCCTCATGCGGGACCACACGGCGTGGATGCTCGACAGGACCGCAAAGGCGCTGCGGACAGATCTTCATAAGGAGGTGGCCCGGTGACCGCACGAGAGGCGGCACCAGCCGTGTTCATGCCGAGCCTTGAGCCCGTGGCGCATCCCGGCTGTCGCATCTGCCGGGCGGCCCACCGAGGCCGCACATCGGCACGCATTCAGCAAACTGTTGAAGGCGTCCGACGCTACAGCGCGATCACCGCGGCACACCCGCACCGGTCCCCCGCTGAGGGGGCGGCGTGAGCGCCCCCGAGACCACGCAGAAGTACCCGCAGCCATGGGGAGTGGGGGAAGCCGTACGCGACACGTCCACCGGGCGTGTAGGGCTCGTCATGGGTCGCATCGGCGGCTACGTCCAGCTCCGCCCGCCGGGCGGCGGGCGAGAGTGGGACGCCAGTCCCGACAACCTGGAGTCCGTCCCCATGTCGACGGCGCTGGGGCCCGCGGCACGGGCCTACAGGCAGACGGAGTGGTGATGGAGCCTGACCCGTTCGAAGGAACGCCGTATGAAGGGAGCCCCGAAGGGTGGTGGACTTCGTACGGAGGAGCAATGAGCGTGAAGTCTGGCGTTGTCTACCTGCCACCTGGCAGTAAGCACCCCCCGTGCCTCAGAGGGTGCGAGCGATGCGAGACATCCAAGACCACGAAACGACGCCATAAGTCGCGCCGGCATCGGCCGTGGCACTCCGTGGCCGCCTTCGCGGGCCCCCTTCTCATTGCCATGATCAGCGGCTCGTGCGGATTCGTCATTGGCGTCGCCGCACGCGGCCCGTACTAGGCTCCCGCCCCCTCCCTGGACGAGTCCCGAATTGGCTTCCCCCACCAATTCGTTCCCCCTAGGGAGGGGGCGGGCCCCACCGAGGGACACCAATGGCCCGGTTCATTGAGATCACGAACAGCCCTACCGACCTGGGGTGGCTGCATCAGGTACATCGGGACTTCTGGACAGGCGCAGTCGTCTCACTTCGGTGTCCGGGCCTGCTCTGTAGGCGGCTGGTTTATGTCGATAGACATGGTCGCCTCGCTGTCCACCAGCGCGACAGTCTTCCAGCGGACTGCCCAATGTCGGGCGTGCCAGTCATTGACCGTGCCCGCCCAAGCCCTCGTAGCTCAGCCAGGTAGAGCCCGCGCACCTGCTCTCTTCACATCGCGCGGAGAGCCCGGTTCGATTCCGGGCAAGGGCACTGGTCACCCCTGCACCACGGTGGAGTTCCGTTCCTCCGGGGTGACCTGCAAGTGCACGCAAGGAACCCAACCGAAGGGAATCCCATGAGTGTCACCCTGGAACGCCCGGCCAAGCTGCGCCAGGGCCGAGACCTCGTGTCGGCCGCCCTGTTCGACCGACTCACGGACTTCTGCGCCGAGGAGTACCAGTACGAGCGCGGCACGGCCGCCCTCATCATGGACCAGGCCCTTGCCCTCCTGTGGGTGATGGGCACCACCCGATCCGGCGACACCATGTCCCCGAGCAAGGTCGTGGACCCCGGATGGCACACGTTCATGCTGCACAGCGAGGAGTACGCCGACTGGTGCAACGAGCACTTCGGCTACTTCCTCCACCACCGGCCGAGCGCCGCGGTGCGGACGAAGGGGCTCATGGCCGATGTGGTCGGCAAGATCAAGGCTGCTGGCTTCGCCGTGGTCCCGACCATGTGGGGCACGGCTGGCGAGTGCAACCCCCCGGCCTGCTGCGGCGACGGCGGCTGCTGA